AACTCAACACCGGCTTATATAATTTTATAATTTATATTTAACTGTTAACAACCTCCTAATATCACCGATTATATCATGTTTACGGCAACATATCAATGGCCGCCCGGGTATCTTTCTTCTTTCCGTTCAGTTCCAGATACTTTTCAAAGAGTGTAAAGAATTTCTTTGGTGTCATATTGAAGATTTCGTCCTCGCTGTAACCCATTTTTGAGGTGGCAATGATAAGGAGCTGGGCAACATCCAGCAGCTCGCTCTCTTCGTCGTCTCTCTCATCCTCCGGCTCCGGCATGGCGTCATTGAAGGCCAGGAGAAGGGCTATTGTCAGTCCCGGAATCTCCTTTTGCATCACGAGAGAACCCACCTCTTCTTTTGTATACCTTTTTCCGTTTTTCAGCCGGATGCCCTCGTCATTCAAAAGTTCTGTCAGTATATCCCGAAGGTACCCCGGTCCTTCCACAGGATCTTTCAACATTACCAGGAGTTGTCCCACTGTTTTGCCGAACCGGCTCTGCAGTTCGTCAATAACGCCGAGGGAGAAGAAGACGCAATGTTCTTCTCCCCCGATCATTATCCAGGTGCCTCCCGGTCTTAGGCTGCTCACGCTGCCTCCGCGGTGATTCCGACTTTTTTGTTCAGCCAGTCTTTTGCTGCTTTCAGAGTACCAAAAGTTGCTCTGATTTTCCATTCTTTTGAATCTTCCGGCACCATAGCCTCTCCTTCCAGAGTCACATGTGTAAAAGTTGTATTTTCCTGTTTTGTCTGATTCTCATCATTTGGCTCAGAGAACTTCACTTTCGTATAGAATTTAACTACCCACTTGTTCTCAGACATTCCGACTGCACCCACTCCAACAAAGGGAGCCTCATCGGTAGATTTAAAGGAAATTTCCCCATTTTCACCCTCTGCCTTGTCGTGCCCCAACAGGTAAGTATAAATCTCATCCACATCATTGTTCAGTTCTACACTCAGAGTCGCACCAGTTACAGAGTTATCCACTTCCTGGAGCACGTTATCCCCATAATCCTTTGCATTAGATTTTGCAGGGGTGCCGTTGAACGCTGCTGCCGGGCTCAGTCTCTTACCTTCTATATAGGTTCCATTTTCCTTGAGCTTACCAAATACTACATATTCAAGGCCTTTTTTCGCCATAGTTATTCCTCTCTTTCTTCTTCTTCGTGGCACGACAGTACCACATGAATTGTCTTTGTTTCTGTTTCATACAATGTCCGGATATCCGTTACCGTAAAACCGGCTTTCCGGAGTGCTGTTTCTGCAGCCTTCTTATACTCCCGGAACTTTCCGGTCTTCGGAGTGAAGATATGTACCTGCCACCAGGTAATGTGACATTCCGGATCATTATCGCCGTAGTCTGCCAGCTGTTCTGCTTCCTCGTTGTACACGATGTATTCCGGCTTTACTCCGGCATACTCATAATATTTCACCGGGATCCCGATGCCTTCCAGAACCTTTTCCAGTTCCATCACTGCATCACCTCCCGGTTAAATACCTCCTGCATTGCCTGAAGAACCCGCGGCTCGGCCCGGATCACCGCGCTGGTGATTACCGGTGTGGCCGGACGGCCTTTTACGCCAAATTCCAACCATACGAGCTTTTCCATATTCCGGACTCTCCTGTGCCCTGTTCCTTCGCCTTTTCCTTTTCTGGCGTTCTTCCACTTACCTTTTCCGCTGGCGTAGCCTGTAGGACGGGTACACATATAATACCCGCCATCAAAACCTGCCCGGAGTCCTGTCGGTTTTATGGACGCAACCATTTCACCAGTGTCTTTATGTTTCGACGCCTCCGCTACAACTTCCTCCTGGAGAATCTCCATGCCGGCTTTCATCATCTTGGGGGCTACCTCATCGAACCTTCCCAGCTTATCCAGCTGTGTCAAAAGTTCCTCAAAACCCTTTACTTCAAAGGATGCCATCGGCCACCTCCCTCTGTCTTGCAAGATGCAGGGATAACGCACTGGTTTTCGGCAGAGAATCCGGAATCATCTGTACCTGGCTGATCTCATAGACCCGTCCATGGATCACTGCCAGATACTCCGTAGTCAGCCATTCCTGGTATTGGATCCGGATCAGGCGGTCGACCTGTATCTTGGCCGTCATAGCTTCATAGTACCGCGCCGCTCCAACGGTTTTCTCTGCATACCGGAATTTTCCCCGAATCTGCCCTGCGTTCCCATCATCGTCGATCAGATGAATGGAAACCAATCCATCATTGAACGTTTCAAATGAAACCGTTGTCTTCTGCGTATTCATCCGTCTGCACCCCGATTCTCAGCATAATCAGTTCTGAATGGAAATTCTGTTCAAACAGTTCCAGTACGCTGTTGCGTGCATACCGGCAGTAATCCAGCAGAAGTGCCCGGGACTGGCCTTCTTTTCCGTAATCCAGGGTTTTCCCCGCCTTAGCGTCCAGATAGGCCATTCCCCTGGTGATGATGCCGATCAGCTTCGTATCTCCATCCGTATCGCTGTAGGTAATATCCAGATAATTCCTGACGTCATTCAAAAGCTCTTCTGCTGTCATGCGATCACCTCATCAAGCTTTCGCCTTTGTGTTTACCGGGTTGTCCTCGGTGTTGGTTACTTCCACTTTCAGGGACTGCGGTTTCAGTTTGGAAATATCCAGATACTGGAAGGAGTTGTTGTCTTTCGGCCGCCCCATTCCATACATCTTTGTTGTATATACCCTGTTGTCTTCCAGGAACTGGAACTCGTCGGAGTACTCGATCTTTCCGGAAGAGCCTGCCCCGATTCCCATGAAGTAGTTTTTTGCGATTCCGAGAATCGCTTCTCCCTCATCCAGCACAGCGGACTGAACTACCTTCGTAGGATACGGGAAAATGTTATTCTTATAGCTGCCATCGGTAGCCCGGACCGTAGACGCCGGGAGGATCCGTTTAATATAATCCACCGGATTTACCACAAGCATAACCTCAGGAACCGTGCGATACCCTCCCACATCATCCGGTTTCTTCGCCAGCGGCGCAATGATTCCACAGTATCCTTCCGGTTCCAGCGTTCCAAGACTTACTTTTGTTTTGTCTTTATAAACACCCTGTGTCACTGCACCAGCCAGATCTTTGCACATGCCGATCGGCTGATCTTTTCCTGTTCCTTTCAGAATTCCTTTTTCCAGTCCGGCTGCTGATGCTTCAGAAAGAATGATCCGCACATAATTGTCCAGCCATGCCGGTCCCAGCTTCAGCATATCCTTTGACACCGGGATAAATGCGCTCAGCTTTGCCAGGGTCATATCAAGTGTATCAATCTTTCCTGCCAGTTCGGTGGCGATAGCAGAATTCAGGGCGCTCCAGGTGGCCAGATCAATATTATCGGCATTGACGATCATCTTGATCACGCCCTGGCAGTTCAGAAAGTCAATATTGTCCAGCAGGGGGTGGGACTCTCTCATGTCAGAAATCACAGTGTCAATAACCGTCTCCGGCATTGCCTTTGAGATATCCACCAGTGCCTGCTTCGGATTCGCAGATTTTGAGGCATCAATCCAGGCCTGATAAAACTCTTTCTCCTCACTGGTCAGCTGACGGATGCCCCTGGCCGCAAGAATGGCAGAATCACGGCTCTGTCTCAGATCACCGTATTCCTCCATGATACGCTCCTGCACGCCATCGGCGAACCGAGAAAAGGCCTCGGCCATTGCTTCCTCGTCGTCGTTTTTCAGAGCCTCAGAGAGGTTCTGCATCAGTTCTTTGTTTTCCTGGTTCAGAAGGTCTTTATTCTTCATTTGCTGCTCCTTTCAAATGCATTTAAAAAAGCGCCCATCATTTTGAGCACTTTGTCGCCTTTTTCTTTTTTCTCCGGTACCGGAGATTTTTCTTTCGGAACAAACTGTTCCATCTCTTTGTGGAAGGACTGGAAACTGTTGATCTGCTGCCGTAACTGCCGGATCGTAACCTCTGCCTGCTGGTTCAGCTGGCTCGGATCCACCTTACTGCTACTGATTTCATCGCAGAAACCATATTCCAGGCACTGTTCCGGTGTCAGGAAGGTCTCCTTGTCCATCATCTCCTTGAGTTCTTCCTCGGTGAGATTTTTTGCCCGCTCCATGTAGATCTGCCGGTTGGACTCCATCAGCACATCCAGATCGTCCGCACACTTCCGCAGCATCTTTGCGTCGCCGTACACGGACATGGACATGTTATGAATCAACATTGAGGTACCCTGACCCATAATAATTTTGTCGCAGGCCATACAGATCACGCTTGCAATGGAATAAGCAAAGCCGTCCACATAGCAGATCTTCTCTGCCTTGTGCTGTTTCAGCTGGTTATAAATGGCAATTCCTTCTTTGACGGAGCCACCATTGCTGTTTACATGTAGCTCAATGCTCCCGCTGTCCGGGATCGCTTCCAGCTGCTCCCGGAAGTATTTTGCGCTGGTTTCTGACTCATCGTAGGCCCAAGTCTCCCAGTTAAAAGGGCCGTATGCGGTAACGTCATCATAAATGTACAATTTATGTGTATCTCCGCCTGCCAGCTGTTCGAAACGAAACTTCGTTGCATTCATCCTGTATCACCTCCTTTCGCAATATCGGTATAGTTCTTTGTGATCCAATGTTTTCGGCTCTCTTCCGTTCCAAGTTCTGTCTCTCCAAGCTTCTTCCGAAGCTCATCGATACAATACATGCCGGAAGAGATCAGCTTGTCGATTTTCTCTGCAATCGCGAACACATCCACATGCATGATAGTAGTTGTATCGATCTTCAAATAGCAGCCCTGCTGCACCTGGCGTTTGCCATAGCGCTTCCGGTTAATTTCTGTCTGAAGCATTTCGCAGATTGGATCCACACAAAAGGTAAGAAAGTTTTTCGTCATTTTTTCCACATCTGACACATCGCCTTTCAGCAATGCCGATGGAATATTGAACGCTCTGGCCACAGTCACCACAATTTCATCCAGAACATCAGTGATATCTTTCATCTCTGAGGTGGATTTCTTGCTCTGTTCTGCTGCCTGCTTCGTATAAGTAAAGCCGTTAAACAATGGGAGAACCGCGCTCCGGCTGTTGAAAAAGCGCTTAAATCGGTTGTTCATCAGGTCTTCATAGACTTCCTCAAAACTCCTGCCCCCATACTTTGCTCCGGTGGCCAGGGCATCAATGTGTAAGGTGCCCTTTTCGCCGCCGGCTTTTTCGTATTTATCCACTGCCTCATCCAACAGGGTGTTGTACCCGTTGCACAGGTTTGTGAGAAGCTGGCGGATATTCTTGTTATTTAAGCGAAAATACAGAACTTCCGACATACGAAAAGTCCTGTCAAAGGTCAGCCCCTTCCGGTATACGTTGCTGAATACCGTTTCCTTTAAGGCATATTCTTCTTTCGTGAAACTTTCCGCGATGATCAGCTGCCCCATGCTTTCGACCACCAGGCATTCATTACGGTACAGGAGTGTCGTTACAAGCTCCTGGAGGAACTGACTGGAGTTCTGATTTTTGTTCGGCTCGTAGTTCCAAACGTAGTATTCCTCTCCCTGCTGCTCCTTCCCTTTTGACAGAGTCTTAAATTCACACTTCGAAATGCTGTTTGCTATCAGATTGATTGCCGCATGAACTGTAAGTTCCTCTGCCACCAGGTTGGAAAGTCGTTCCTGGTCCACAAACTGTTCAATGGTGTCCGCAGTTACTTCCACGGTCTTTCCTGTAGACAATTTTCCTTCGAGCCATGCCCAAAATCCCATGTCACACCCCCTTCCCGCTTTAATAGCTATATACATCAAAGTTGATTCCGGAGTAGTCAAGCTCTTCCGGAATCTCATCAACAATGGTCATTGTGCTGACAAATGCCATAAATCCATCTGTCTTTCGGTAGTTCGGTTCGATTTTTCCGTATGTAATATTTCCCTTATCATCCATTTGTTTCTTGGTGTTATTGGTATACCACCGCATGATAGGTGTATTTCCGAAAACGATCCTATGGGTGACAAAGCCATGATTGATGATCGGTGCGGCCTTCATAATGTCAGAAGGTCGAACCAGATACACATTTTTCTTTTCAAAAGCATCGAACCCAACTTTCTTCAAAGCTGAGTTTAAAAGAGAATATCGGTAATTATCGATTGCAATCTTGATGATGTTGTACCGCTGGCCCATTTTCTCAAACCAGCCGGCCACCAAATCCGGAGAAATTTCCACATCATCCACAAATTCTACATCCCCTTTTGCTTCCCATTCCCGCAAAGGAGCCTTGATTCCACCTAAGTCCCTCGATCTGGAACAGATGAAGGTGTGCTGCACATGGTAGATTTTTTCTTCAACACGAAAAGTAAGGCCTGTTGCAACAAAATCATTGGTTTTCGCATAGTCCACACCTCCTACACAGTTCCTTCCCTCCAGGTCTATCATATCCTGATCCGTTGCCAGGATATCTTCCCAGGTGGCCACCTCAACTTCTTTATTTCCGATAGGGAAATTACAGCGTTTTGCCATATATTCCGGGAAGTAATCCATGTTATACGGCATTTCAATAATCTCTTTTTGAATCGTTGTCTTCAGGCTTGGAAAATCATTCAAACTGGGGATAGCTTTTACCAGCTTGTCGATCTGATTCCATTCCTTCTCGCTCTCAATCCGACACCAGAACACCAGTGTCCTGTTGAGTGGATTGTACTCTTTCAAAATATCCTGATTCTGTTCCTTTTCCTGGTCCAGTACCGCACCTCGGATGTGGCCATCCGTAGTGATTGTGATGATCCGCCCGTGCCAGACTTTTCCAAGGCCGGATTTCAACGTATTCATGTTCTGAACATCTGTATACTCATGCTTCTCATCGAAAATGATACATCCGGTACGTTTACTATCCTTGCCCCGTTTGGAAGAGGTATTGAACCGCAACTCCGACTTGGTCGCCCTGCCAGTAATCAGTTCTTTGGTGGCATGATAATTCTTTTTCAGCACCGTTTTATACTTCGATTCCACTGGATCCGTTATCACCTCATAAACATCTTTGAAAGAAGTCTTGGCCTGATCCTCTGCATTGGCCATCAGGTCAATGTTATAGCCCCTGATTCCGTGGTAAGGGGACAGGAAATAGAAACACAGGAAGGAAATAAAACCATTTTTCCCGCTTCCCCGGCCAACCATAACGCGAATCTCATTAAATACAATGTCACCATCGGTGAAGGTCACGCCCACAATCAAAGCAAAAAGAAATACCTCCCATTCGATGAGCCGATATGGAAAGTATTTCTGCAAGGACAAACCTTTTTCAATTTTTTCATCATCGATCCGGACATCCGGCCGTTCCAGCGTGGGGATCACTATATTATCAATCATGAGATCCTGCTCTTTGCAATGCTCCACCTCGTTGTTTTTGATTTTCCGGAGATACGGATCTATGAAGCGGCTATAACTCTTCATCATCTACAGCACCTGACGGCAGGACCACATCCGCCGGCTTTAAGCCCAGGAATGACAGGATGCTTCTCATCTCTGCTGAGATCCGACGCTTCTCTGCCGTTGCATCGGTATAATTTTTGAGCGTACAGTTTCCATCTTTTTTCAGGGCGGTAAGCGTCTGATTTATGTAGAGTAAATCATCATAAAAGGACATATACTCTTCCACCTTGTCTTCCAGAAATTTTTCAGACATTTTATTTGACAAAAGTGCATTTTTCAGGCTTTCTTTTGTCTTTTCTCTTTTCTTTTCCTGACTCAATGGGCGGGCCATTTTACCACCCTCCTTTCAATTTCCTGGAATTTTCAAAAATTTCTCTGGATACGAGCCCCTCCCCGGTCACACGTTCCCCAGAGTTTTTTCGTTTTTTTCACCCGGGGGGGCTCCCTGCTGCCGGCTACCAGCGCTCTTCGTTTGTGAACCCCGGCTTCTTTCTATGATGCTCATCATAGTGGCAGCGCTCGCAGATTGATTCCAAGTTATCCTGGTCAAGGGCCAGTTCCGGATGAATCCGCAGGTATTTCTTGTGATGAACCGTCGTAGCCTTCACTACAAGTCCTTTCCGTTTGCATCGTTCGCATTCATAGTGATTCTCTTTCAGAATCTGTACCTGTAATCTCCGCCAGACCGGCGAAGTGTAGAACTCATGCACCTTATTGTCACGGATGAGGCCTCTTATCCAGTTAAGCATTTCTTCTGTCATAATTTTCTCCATGAAAAAGACGAGAGTTTTCACTCTCGCCTCTGTGGTATAATATGGGTTTACTTTTGGAGAATTCGAAACAGCAGGACTTGAACTCTGCTTCTCTGGCTCGTAAGACCAGTGTTTTTCCCGGTAAACTATGTTTCGTCGGTGGCCAATCCGCAGGCCGCTTTTGTTGCAACCAGGTTAGGTATGCGCTTGACTTTTATCCAGTTTCAATATTACCACACTTTTTTATTATTTTTATTCCACTTTATAAAATCTCAAAGAATTTTTCAATTCTCTTGCTGACCGCACTCTGGCTCATATGGACCTTTCTAGCTATCCTCTGCTGCGTCATGCCGTCTATGTAACGCATCCGAAGAATCCGCCGGCTTAAGCCATCCGCTATATTCTCAATATAGTTTTCTATCTCCTCACACTCCAGCTCCAGGGCTGCCTTCCGCTCCTGGTATCTTTCTCGTCTCCTCTGTAAAAGATCTTCGTCCACACCGACGACCGCCTGTGGTCTGGGAATCCCTGTGCGCCCATCCAGAATCACACTGTTTCCCACCATATCTTCTCTGAGATGAGTGAGCTTATAGGCCAACTCCTGGATTTCCTCTTTATTGCTCTGATACGTCTCCAATCTTTCCCTGGTCATCGTAACCTCCTATTCCCACTTTCTTCCCGTGTGTCTATCTTTGAACACAATTCGGTTCGTTATCTCATAACCCATCTTTTCGGCCACTTCTTTAAAAACTTTCACCATCCAGTCTATTACCGCTGGCTGGCGGTCTGCCTGTTGGATCGCTTTCCCTGCCGTCGGATCCGGATATCCCTCTTTATTTTTGTTCATTATATACTCTCCTTTTTCTTTTCGTTTTTCCGGTTGCTTCTTCCAAAACGATCACCGCCCTGGAGGAATGTCTATTGCATTTATATCCCTGTTATTTCTTGTACGGTTCCGGCAGTGGTTTCAATGGACATCCGTGCATCAGATCGTCAAGCGAATCTGCGTTAAAATTTGCGTCTTCATCCTGCATCACGCACTCATCCGATCCATTGAGTAGGGGACACTGTATACATGATTCTGGTGTATCTATCACTAATACTGATTTACTCATCTGATTCCTCCATGAAATTGAATTCGATATTTTCACTGCTATCAACACCAAGCTGTCTACATTTTGCCATCGTTGATGTTCCTCCGGAATGGTATGTGTGAAACAGAAACAGTTCCTGGACAATATGGAAATATGACATGTTATAGCAGAACCTTTCTTCTTCACTCAGCTCTTCCACTGCGTTTTCTCCATGCACCCATCTGTACCATTTCTCGAAATACCCGACCAACTCCTGCATGAGAGAAATGCAGTAATGCAGAATGTACTTTTCTTCATGGCTTTCAAGCTCTTTGTCTTGGCAATCCCATTTTGTTTCCCGTAATATTTTCCACAATTTCTCCACTTCCGGAGATCTCCATGCGCACATGCAGTATGTATGCGCGTCTTCTGAATAATGGTAATGGTTTCTCTCCAGGTGTTCCCGGGCCTCTTTCTCTGTAAGAAACATCGTGCCCGGGTACATAATTGGTCTGACCGAAACGCCAACTATCGTGACATCGTCATATCCATTGTTGGCAAGAAATTCATTCACTTCCTGCGTTGACAAATCCTCATACTCTTCTTCTTCGTCTTCCGTGTACGTCAGTTTGAAATCCCATGTATACCCAGTTTCGATTCTACAGTTTTCTCTATCGATATTGCAGTCCGGCAGGATGTTATCATTGAGATACTTCACCGTTTCTTCCGTTGTGCTTGTAACTGTGCTTCCATCTACTTGCAAGCACAGTTCGTCCGGATCCTCATTATTGATCACTCTCTCACTACCTTTGATAATCCAGAAGCGGGGATCCGCTGTACCCGTGGTATCCTGTGTATTCATTTCAAACTGCAATCTTTTCAGGAATTCTACATCTTCCTGATTAAGTTCTCTTTTCTTCGTTGTATCTTCATGATACTGCAATGTTTTATGAAATATTGCCATCCTAGTTCCTCCCATTAGTTCACATATTTCTTCGCGTCTAATTATTTCGGATGCCTGCTCAATTGGCGTTCCGTGCCTCAGCGCCATAGTCGCACATGCTATTCCTTGTACGGTTCTGGGAACGGCATCCATGCTGTTATCTTCGCATCGCTGGACGCTCTGAGAAAATCGTTTTTCCATTCTCCGTCTCTTGTTTTTGCTGTTGTGCATATTTCCTGTTCACCGTCTTCGCACTTGATTGTTGCCAGCACATTATCGGAAACCTTTGCGAACATACCTTTTTTCCATTTCTCCGTCCCTTTAAATTTTGCAAAAATCGAATCATGTTCTTCCGGTAACCTTTCCGTAACCGGAATCCATCCCGGTTTCTCTTCTGTTTTCGTTTCGACTAACTCATTCAGTTCATGCCCTATCGGTTTCCAGAGATGCAAGCAGTTTTCGACCACATTCACATATTCACTTTTCTTCGGATGTATCTGATATACTTCCTCATCATCCTCGAAGAACATATCCTTCAGTACGCACATATCATTCCATGTAGGCACATTGAATTTCTTCTTCGGTGATACAGATACATGTTCATATCCTTCCTCATCATCTCCCCAGATCACAGAGCATGTCCCGCAATCAGGGAGTTTTACGAACGCACTGTTCGTCGGAAATGGTGTGCAATTCCAGATTTTTGAATTCTGTGAACTACTCGGTAACTGAGTTACCAGAGCATCTGAATAGAGGCGGGATACCGCCTTTTTCAGGGTGCGTCCATGACACCACTACTGTTTACTCTTTCGAGCTATACAGCTACTTTTATGATTTCCGTTGTTTTCAGTCCGGTCACGGACAGTTCTTTTTTTACTCCGGATACGGAGAGATATTTTCT